AAGCAGTGGTATCAACGCAGAGTACTAGAGACTGCTGACCTGTGGGACGCCGGCAGCCACCGCGATGTTGCCTGCTACGACAGTGGTGGCACCATTGGCGACGGTCACTACAGCAAGTGCTGTCCAGCCCGAGTCAACCGTCGGCGTTACCTGCGTGCCAGTCGCGGCGGCTATGCCAACTTTGGCCTGCACGACGCAAACCCCTTGACGTTCGGTTGCCTGTGCCGCGCCGGAACCCCCTTGACCATTCAGCGGAATACTCGGATTGGCGCTGTTGTAGAAGGGGAGAACAGCAGGATTGGTGTCAGCATCCTGATACTGGGCTTCGATCAAGTAGTTGATGCTGAAGCCACCCGTGACCGGCGCCGGCGTCGAGATCGTTTGCACGGCCATGTTCATGCCTTGCTTCGTCACGAAATCGGTCGTGTCGGCTGGCAGCGAACCCCAAGGCGTCGCCTCGATCTGCTGCGTGCTGTAGATCTCGCCGATGCCGACGAGCACATTCAGTGCCGCCGGCGAGTTCGGCGTCACAGCAAGGCCGCGCACGGCCGTGTTGCTGCCCACGGCAGCCTGGGCGAGTTTGCCGATTGCGATCATCGTTGCGCGTTGCGCGAACAGGAAATCGACACTACGACCTTGCTCTTGGGTGTAGACAGTTGCGCGGTCCATTCAGGCTCCGTAAACAAAAAAAGCCGCCCGAAGGCGGCCTAGCTAAATCATTGAAAGTCAGGGGCTGATCGGACTGTTGGCGATCCGAAGCCAGACGACGGTTCCCAGCATGTGTGTTGATTGGACTGCGGCAATGATGGCTGCATCGGTAACGGACGTTGCTGGTGTATCGGACCAGGCGCCGTACGAATCGAACGACCATCGCCACGTGTCCAACTCGCCGAGCGACTGAGCACCGCCAATCGGGCGATATGCCGTGACGAAGCTCTGGTAGGGCATCGGCGCACCCCATTTCCCGACACCCGTGTCCCAGTAAAAGCCGCCATCCCAGCCGCCCGAGTCCGTGGTATTGCTTGGCTCGAAGATGTCTGGCACGCGCCCGGTGATGAGCGTGAGCACTGCCGACATATTTCCGCGCGTCGGCCCTTTCACGAACAGGTTGGCGAGAATCCGGCTGCGAAACGCACCGTCCTGCTCGTTCGTCAGGCGTGGCAAAGTTGTGCCGAAGAAGTCAGCGGAAATCAGGTCAAGATAACCATCGGTCGCAGTTGCAATGCGCGTCTGCAACTGCGCATATGTGATCTGCGCATAGATGGAGGACAGCGCCCACGCCGGTCCCTGCAACGTCGCGTCGAAGTTCGGGGACGTCTTGAACCACGAAGCCGGAATCTGTCCTTTGATACGCGAGAAGAAATCGTTCTGGTCGCCAGTGGCCATCAGTTCACCGTCACTGTTCCGGCGACAACCTGCTGCTGTGCCGTCGGCACCAGATCGGCGGTGCCCCCGTTAAGTGTCAAACCTGTCACCGGAATCGCAACGCCTGACACCCCCCAGACCACTGCGTAGAGCTGTGACCATGAAAGCGAACTGCCGAGAGGGATCGAGGCGATGAAATTCTCGATTGCGGTCTGCACCGCTGCCTCGACGGCTGCCAGCGTATATCCCGGTGCGGCCGTCACGGTAACGACCACGTTGGCGGTCAGTTGCGACGCTGCATATACCGCGAACGTGATGGAGAGGCCACGGATCGCATTGATGGCCGAATAGACCGCGTCGTGGATTGGCGTCGTGTACGGGGAAATGATGACGTAGAAGAAACCCGGCTGGCTCGCGCCCGCAAGCGTCTGGTTCTCGACGATCTCGAACTGGATTCCCTGCTGCAACCCCTCGATCGCTGAAACGACCGCCGAATAAATTGCCGCGCGCAGTCCTTGGATATATGCCTGGAACCGTGTCATTACTGCCGCATCAGTCTCCTCATTTACGCCATTGGCAAATGAGTTCGGATTCGTCACCGTGTCGACGCCAACAATGGCAGTCGATATCGTCGTGATCGTTCCGTTGGCGACGTTCCCCTGCGTTCCAGCGTTCACGGCTTGAACTGTCGCCTGGCCGCTCGTCGTGCCGGCCGGAATGATGTATGCGTTCGCCGCGACGTTGAAGTAGGTCTGCGTCGGGTCAGGGATAACCTGAAACGGCTCGGTACCGTCCGCTGTTTGCACCGTCGCGCCGCCGGAATAAGTCACGACCCCGGCAGCGTTTATGGAAGGGACGCCAGCGGGAATCGTGGTCGAGTTCGTCGGCGTGAATCGCGAGAAGAGAACCTGTCCGATGGACGATACCGCGGCTTCCCGCGGCGGCAATCCGAAGTCTGCAACGAAGGTGTCGACGTCCTCCCCTTCCGACGTCGAAAGGCGCGTTGTTGCTAGCAATGCGAGAACCAAGGATTGCAACCACATCGATACGCCTGCCACGGCCTCTGCACGCGCCAGCTCGATCGATCCGACCAAAAACGAAATGAAGGTCGTCACCTGCGACTGGATCGCTGCGACCTGCTGCTGAACGATCGTCGTGAAACTTTGGGTATTAAGAGCCATATGCCGGAGGGGTAAAGGTGAGGGCCTGAGGCACACCCGTGGGCGCGTAGATGTAGTTGATCGTCACACTCAACAGCCCGGTTGCGTCCGACTGGAACGTGATATTCGGCGCTGGCTGCTTCTGGACATCGGGCTCGACCATCACGACGGCCGTGATCAGCGACTTGATCTCAGCAAACTCTTCTGGCGACAGCGCGTGGCCCACAAAACGGCCAAGGCCAGCGCCGTACGTCGGATGCCAGATGTACGTGCCGGGCGGCGTCAGCAGCGCGCGAACCATGCGCTGGTTGAGTTCCGTTACGCCGCTTGCGAGTAAGTCATCGCCTGAGGCCGAGAACTGTGTGTCCTGGCCCCACCAGTGAAATTCATCAGGCATGGTTTGCTTTTAGGTCGGTGGACTGGTCTGACTTCCAGCGCCATGTTCGAGGTGGGTGTGCCCGTGCACGCTCTTGCCCTCGGCGATGACGTCGTTTGTAACGGTGAGCGGCCCGTTCATGGCTGCATTACCGCCTTGAGGTCCTTGCCCCTGAGTCATCTGGCCATCGATTTCGACTTCCGGCGCCGAATTCGTTATCTGCGTACCCGCTGTAAGCCCGATGGTCTGTGTCGCCTGCATCGCGATCGTCTGTGCAGAAAAGTGCATGCCGGTCGCGGCATTGAAGCTCATCGTTCCATCGTTGTTCAACTTGATGTATGACCCCTTGCTATCGACGATCGCCGCCTGGCCAGATTGAACGACCGGTGGTTGCGCGCCATTGTTAAAGAATCGAGCCCCCACCACAGTTGCTTCGACACGCCCGTCCATGAAATCGAGTCTTACGGAGTCGCCAATGCCAGGGCCGAACACCGCGCCGAAGTTGTTTCCGACCCAAGCTGCAGACAACGGAATGAAGCCCGTTTCCTGCAACGTTGGCATCACGAGAACCTTCACCGTGTAGTTGTTAGGGTCATAAGCGCTGATCTGGCCATACTTCGTCTGCGTCAGCCCGGACATGAACTCGGATACAACGCGCTTGATGTGCTCGATCATGAAAGGGATACCGTCTGCGCTGCTGGCTCAGTCTTGCCGTGCACCGTCATTTCATACTTCGGGGGATCTGCTTGGAATCGGCGCTTGATGCGCGCAGCCTGATAGGTGGTATCCCACATCGTTCCAGTCCCTTGCACGACGACCGGTGTCCACGGGAACAGCAGCGTGTCGCCCGGTAGCTTCGCTTCCATCTTCAGCTCGTGCTTGCTCAGATCGCCGAGGATCTGTTGAGCTTTTGCGTCGCACTGCGCTTGCGTCAAGCCGACAAACGTGTAGTCGTACTGCTGCAGTTCCTGTGCGAGCTGCGCGTTGTGCTCGACACGCTTGGCGGTCTTGCTGGCGGTTGCAATCGACGAATACACGGCGTTTTTTGCGCCGTGATAACTGCGCACACGCACCGATATGTCCTGCGCGAGCGTCAAGTCGTGCTCGAACTCTAGATCCCATGCGTTCGATGTCGGGTACGGCCGCGTGGGCGTGGGCGGATCGTATTGAATCAGGTACGGTTCGCTTGAGAGCGCGCTGCCGAAGGCTCCGAAGTACAGCGTGCGGCCCAGCACAAAGCACTGCAATCCTTCGTGCTGTGCCAGATACGTGAGCACGGTCCACATCGTCTGCTGCCGGTGCAAGCTGACATGGTCGGCGGTGAAGAAGTGGCCGACCAGATCGGTCGTGGCTTGGACGTTGGCAGTCAGCCCGACCTTGGCCGCGATCTGCGACGCGATCTGGCTCGCCGTCATGTTCGGAAACTTGATGTCGATCTTCTGGTCGGTCATCAGTGCAGTGAGGTCGCGACCGACGAGCGTGAATCCCAAGGTGGCAGCGTTTGCTCTAATGCTGTCGATGCGAAACGACTGCAACAACGTGAGGTCGCCGATCGTGTAGTTGACAGGATCCTTCGGAAAGCCCGCATAGACGTCGACAATGATCTCGGTCTGCTGAGACCACCATGGCCAATCGGTGAAAACCGCGGGCACTTCGATATTTACGGTACCGGCTTCATAGATGCTGTTGTGGTCCGCATCCCATCGTGTCCAATCGATCACCTTCGAACCGACCATCAGGATCGCTCGCGGCGAAACGAGCGCGCCCGTCGTCGGAAGTTGATTGATCATGAAGGAATGGTCAGGGTGTTGATGCCGATGAGCATTGGATCAGAAAGGCCGTTCGCTTTTGCGATGTCAACCCATCGACTTGCGTCGCCGTACTGCTGCGACGCGATCGTGAACAGATCTCCGCCGCCAACCGTAATGGTCTTCGCGCTGGTCGGCGTTGCTACCAACGGAAGGTTCGTTTGCATGCGCGCGGTGATGCTGCGCAATTCATACAGTTCCGGCAGTTGCACAGCCGAGTTCAGTTTCGCGAGCGTATTGAACACGGTCGTCGGCACCGGCAAGCCCGGCAGAACTCCGGATCCGCTAGCCAACGTGCCTTCTGCGGTGCTGATCAAAGACTGCACGTGGGATGCCACCGCGGCAAGCGGCCCGACAACTGAAGCGACGGCGGTTTCCGCTGCATTAACAACCTGCTCGGCGCAGTTGGCAACACCACTCACGAACGACGTTACGGCCTTGAGCCCGTTAGCGATAGGTTGCGCGGCCGCGCTGACGGAGTTCATAGCCCCTTGCAACGTGGTGGTTAGCCCATTCAAGGTCGAATCGCCGATGCAGTTCGATAGAGTTCCCATGCGCGCCATGTCGCTCGCCATCGACTGGGCCGGCGTGATCGCCGGCACCGAATCGACAGTCTGCGTTTGATCCTCGACGACCTCGAACCTGAGGTTGTAGGGGATCTTGTACGGCTTCTCGTAGTCCGCATGGAACTGCGCGAGCACCACCTGGTACCGGAACACGTCCCACGACAGCGTGCACTGAAAACCTCCGCGCCGGATCGAGTCCAGAAAGCGGGCGCGCGACGACGCAGAGGCGAACAGGAACCACCCGGACCAGGCGAGAGGATCGTCGTCCGAACCCAGTGCATTCACGCGTCTTCGGCCGCCGATCATCTTCTGCACATCGAGCAGCTGGCTGCCGCCGAAGGTGATCTTTTGCGGCACCTCCGCGCCCGTGAATACAAAGGAGCCGTTCGGCGTGTCTAACGTGAGCGTGGAGATAGGGTTCATCAGTTGCTCGAAGACATGGCAGGGCGCAGAGGCGACGACGACTGATTGAAACCGCTCGGCCCGAGAGAGTTCGGCGGGATCATCTTTTCTGCGACGTGTGCAGCGACGTCCTTACCGTCGATCGTGACGGTGACATGGTTCTGGACCGAAGGCGGCATCCGTGCGTAAGACGCGTGGCCCGTCGTGACGCCATGCGCGGCATTGGGGTCGATGCCTTTCGGGGCCCATCCCGGAGGAGGCGCAGCAGTGGGAATCTTGTCCATCGCCCACTTGAGACCGGCTGCAAGGGCATATGCAATCCCGCCTGCGATCGCGGCACCGAGCGCGAGCTGTCCACCAACGGCAGCGAGCGCGCCCAGCCCAAGCTCCTCGATGGTGACCACGCCAAAGGCTCTGGCGATGATGCCGCCCGTGGTTGTAGCGATATAGCGCGAGAGGCCGACTGCGGCCTTCTCCACCATGCCCGCCGCACCTTTTGCACCGCTCCATGCGCCCATGCCGGCCACAGCACCGCCAAAGAGCAGCCCGAAGTCCAAGCCGGCGCCCATCACGGGATGGTCTTTCGTGAAGGCGGCCGTCGAAGAGAAGAACGAGCCCGCGCCACTCAGCATCGCGTTAACCGGCCCCATCAGGGTTGCGGTGCCATTCATTAGCGTGATGTTGGCGTTCGCGATCGTCTGATCGGCGAGGCCCACTGTGCTGACCTGCTGCATCATGCGACCCACGTCCATCGGCGGTTGCGACTGATTCTTCAACTCGGCCAAGGCATGCAGGTTAGATATGGTCGAGTCTTCGCTGAAGAACGACGCGCCCCGCGCGCCCTGCACACCGAACGCCATCCTCAGCAGTGCGTTGAACTTCAGCGGCTCCATCTTTTCCCGGTCGGCAGCCAGAATCGCGACCTCTTTCATTAGGTCCATGCTGCCGTTCTGATAGAACTGGGATTGGTTGCCTTTATAGAGACCGAGATCGTGCAGCGCCTCGTTTTGCTTTACGTTCGAAAACAACCCGCTGCCCAAGGTATTCGGCAACGCATTGCCGGCCATTGCATTCAACCAGGTGCCACTCTTCGTGTTCATGATGCCGCCTTGCATCATGGTGGCGACAAGCAGCATCACATCGCTTGAGTTCGCTCCTGCGGCATGCAGCGACGGCAGAGCGTAGCTGGCCGCGCGCGCGATCTGGCCAAGTGACGCATGGGAGGTAAGCGACGCTTGCAACATCGATTCCCACAGCGGTTCCGCTTGCTTCGGGTCGTATGCGCCAGCCATATGGGACAGGCCGATGAAGGCGTTGGTTGATTCGCTCATCGAGACGCCTTTCAGCTTCGCTTCCAATGCGATATACGGCATCGCAAGGTCCATCATCTGCTTCTGCTTGTCGGCGGACAGCGTGCGCATCAGGCGCGCGCCGTCGAGCATCGATTCGCCGAACGGCTCGATCTTCCCGCCGGTGGCGAACGCATATTTCTGTGCGTACTCCATTTCACGACTACGCAGATCGTCGATCGTGCTTTGCCACTGGGCAAACGGAACCTGCGCGGTGGCCACCGACTTGACGTTGGCGTCGTTCAGGCGTGCGTTCTCATCAACGCCGTAGAGCATTCCGACGCTCGCGACGCCCGTCGCCATGGCTGCTCGGCCACTGGACGCACGAGGTGCTGCGGCTACGGCTCCGGGACCGGTCTCTCCGCCGCCACCGCCGGGACCGACGCCGGGGCGAACCATGCCACTGCCCATGCCGTTGCTTTCAACACGAGCGGCTGCCATGTTGCGCGCGAGATCCGCGCTGCTCGCCGCCATCGTGTCAAGCACATAGCTTGCGCGAGTCAGGCCGCTGGAGCTCTCACCGAGAGCCGTCGAAGCCGCCGACGCCTTTTCGAGATTGCGCGCAAGGCCCATGCTGGCGCCGGACATGCTGCGTACGTTCTCTTTGAGTTCTAGGATCGCGGCATTGGCTTTATCCGCCCACTCGACGATACGCATCAACGGAGAACTGACGTTGTCCTCCAGCGTCGCCGAGACGCCAATTGCGTATGCGTTGATCATTTCTTGCCCGATAGTGTGTCTTCGACGGCTTTCCCGACGAGTGACAGGACAACGTCGGTATCGCGATAGAGCGCCGTGCCGAGCACCGGCCGCGGCGGAATTCCTTCTGGCGTGCCCAGTTCCTGCCAGACCATGACCTGAGCTTCGCTGCCAACAACGAACGCCATTGGCTCGGCTTCGTGCCCAACACTTTCCCGGAGGTCGCCCTTCACCAACAGCGGGGTGTTCGGGCCGGCATCCTCGGCGGCCTCGCCATCGACAATCGCCTGGATGTGCTGCTGTTTCGTCGCATCCTTCAGTTCTTCCCACGGCGTCATCGGACCCATGTCCTCGCGCTGGTAATGACCGAACTCGGCTTTCGCCGTGGCTTCGACCACCAACGCGCCCGCTTCCATTGCTGTGGCGTAAGAAACTGGCAGCTCGGCGACAGCGCGCTCGAGCGCTCGCGCGAACGCGCCAAAGGACTGGTATGTCTTCATTGCGGCTTTTCCCACTCCATGCGCGACCAGGAGAACTTGCCGCCTTCCAATTCGCCAGCCGCGACGCAATAACCAATCAGTTCAGGCTTCGTGAGCTTCATGATTACGTCCCACGGGATTCCGGCCTTCCGCAGTATCAAAACCTGACGTAGGCCCGAATCCCCGGCTATTTTTTTGCTTCTTCGATCCCGTTTTCGTCCGCAGCATCGAAGACCTTGATGCCCTTTTTAAGCGCTGCCAAACCCATGTGACCGAGACGGCCGATCAGCGCTTCGATCTGCAGCAGGGACGTGGGCAAAAGCACCGGGGTCTGATCGATTGCGGTCAAATAAATCAGCGGCATGTACATCAGACACAACCGCGTGTTATCGGCATCCGCCGGGCCCATTGCGCGAACGATCTTGTATTGCGCCAGCGGATCGGGATAGGTGAGGGTGAGCTGACGGCCGTCCTTCACCGGCACTGCCAGCGTGCCATTGACGATCGTGAGCGGTTGTTCAGACGCGGGCGCGCCGCTTGTTTCGGTTACGTTGAGTTCGGTCATGTTCAGTTCAGTTTGACGCGTGTGCTGGCAAGGAACGAGACCTTCTGGATCACGTTCTTCTCGGCCTCGGCGCTACCGGCATCGTCGTAATAGAGGATGACGCCCTGGAGCTGATACGTGCTCGGGGGCCCACTGATCTCGTTGATCGTTTCCTGAATGAAACCGGCCGGCTGGTTGATGCCCGCGTAGTAGTTCGCTTCAAAGGCGGCGAAATATGCGTCGAGCGTGCCGTCCGCGCGAGATACCTCGAACGATCCTTCCCAGCCACCTTCTTGAAAGCTCAAGTGGATCGGCAGCGAGTTAAGCGGCTTGACCGTCAGCTTCGTCTGGATCTTCTTTTTGTCGAATTTGAGAAGCGTGGGAAGCGTGAGGAGACCGGACGACGTGTAGACATCGAACCGGTAGTCACTCCCGATATTTAAACCTGCTTGCGGCATGGCTTACTCCAGAATGAAAAAAGCCGCAATTAAGCGGCTGGGTATAGCGGGAGGGAAGGGACTACTGCGGCGTGACGGTGACCGTTTGACCACCCTCGATGTTCACGAGGAAATACCGCACGATCGACAGGTACGTGACCATTACAGTCGCGACCATGTACCCAAGCGCCACTTGACTGAACGGGTTGTTCGCCGCGTTGATCTGAACGGACCAGCCTGGCTGCGTCGGCGCATTCACGTTGCCGATCATGTTGTTCGCTTGCAGATTCGCAAAGAATGCGTCCATCGAGCCCTTCACGTTCCGGCGCAGGTTGATCGTCTGGACCTTCCCTGGCACATAGCCATATGCACTCGCGATCGTGAAGGCGATGTAGTTCGTCATGCGGGTGTAGTTGTCGCCGTTGGTCGCGCTGTTGCTGCTGGCATTGCGACCCGTGCGGCACGCGAAGATCGACCCGGCCGGTGCCGGATTCGTGATCACCTCGAGTCGCGACGTTGAGGCGAGCGCGATTTCTGGATCGCTATACGGCAAGTTCTGCTGGCTACGCTGAGTTGCCAGAATGCCGGAGATCGGCGCATTGAGGATCGACTGCTCGGGGCTCGTGGAGGCTTGTTGCGCAGAGGAGAACGTGGCGGGCGAGACCAGTCGGTTCACGCCGTTGACGTTGTCCTGCCAGTACGTCCAGTCGCCCACGAGGCACGCGAAACCGTAGCCGTCGACGCCCGCGCTCGCGAGATTCGCGGCACTCGTCGTGATGCTGGCCCCCACCGGGTTCGCGCTGTGGAAGTAGATGCCCTCCTGCAGGCCGAACGCGAGCTGCGACGTCCAGGTGCTCGGTGTCTGGCAGTCGATCAGGTTGCCGACCTGTGCGCCGGCCTTGCGCAGCGCATACATGCCGGAACGCGTCAGCCCGTCAGCACCGACCAGCGTGGTATCGCCCACACCCGAGGCGCCATCGGTACCGCCAGCCAGCGTGTAGGTTGCGGTCAGGTTCGGTGCGTTGACGGACGTGCCGATCGTCGCGATGCAATTCACCGACGGGCCGCGCAAGCCGGTTTGGCCGTTGTTGACTGCGTTGACCATGTTCAGCCAGACGCTCGTCTGCAGCGCAACCGAGCCGGCGCTACCACCGCCGCCAGTGAGCGTCGCCGTCGCACTGGTATAGCCTGCGCCCGGGTTCGCCACGGTGAAGGTGCCGAGCCCCCAGGTCATGTTGACCAGTGCACCTGTACCGACGCCCGAGGTCGACGAAGGTGCAACCGGGTTGGTCGGGATCGATCCGCCTGTGAGTGAGCCTGCGTTCGTGACCGCCAGAGCTGTGATGATGCCCGAGGCCGCGGTAACGGTCAGGATGACGCCGTTTGACAGCGTGATCGTGTCGTTCGTGACGTAGCCGGTACCGCCGCTCGCACCGCCGCCCGTAATGGAGGCCGACAGCACCTTCAGGCTGACCGAGCCTGTGGCCTGCACGCCATTGGTTGCCTGTGGCGCGGAGATCGCCAGTCCGGGAACCGATGTATAACCAGTGCCAGCCGTGACCGTGCCGCCGCTCACGCCCTGTGAAAGATTGTCGAATACCTCGGGAGTGAAGCCAGCACGCTGCACCGACAGCTTGTAGGTGTTCGCCGCGGTGCCAGCCACGATGTTGGCCGTGATCCCGTTGCCGACGATGCCGGTGTAGAGACCCGTGAGTGTCATGCCCGTGACGGGCGAGCCCTGCGTATCCTTCAGTGCAGCACTGGCCGCCGTGTCCGTGCCGTCCGTGACGCGCACAAGGATGTAGTTCTGGACGCCATTCAGGTCGCCGATGGCGACGGCCGTGGCAATGTCGTGCGAACGGAACGTGACCGGCCCAACCATGCCCTGCGCCTGCGCACTGTTGCCGATGCCCATCATGGCGGCATTGACCGGACCCCACGAACCCACGCCGACCAGACCAAGGCCATCGGTCGGGACGCCGTTGATGTACGCAATGCTCGGCGGTTGGATGATCACGTACAGGTCGGGGGCCTGCAGCGCGGTGACGTTGAGACTTCCTGCCTGATAGACGGGCATATTTGCGCTCCGGCAAATGAAAAAGCCGCCAATCGGCGGCCGTAAACGAAAAAGCCGCCCGAAGGCGGCTCTATGCGAGGGTGGAGAGGTCTAGTGGACCGTGCGCTTCAACAAACGCGGCGGGATGATCAAATTCGGCTTCGATCCCGCAATGAATTCGACTTTGATCTGACGTGCGTAACGCGACCAGTCAACACCGAACTTGTCCCGCATGATCAGTACGAATTCGCGCTTGATGCGACCGCACACCTGCGGAGTGGCTTCTTTCTCAACATGGCGGGTTACTGCTTCGCGCAACGCGATACCGGCCAGACGCGTCAGGTCAGGCTTCATTCGATCACCTTGTGCACGCTGCCCGCGCTCTCGCCGGCGAGCACGGCCGCGATTTCACCAGCATCGGTGATCGCATCGCCCTTGCGGTAATTGCCGAATGCATGTCGCACCACCAAGCGATAGTCGAGCGGGTTCGCCCTCTCTGCGATCGCATCTTCAGTCGGCGCGCCGTCGGTCACTGCATCTTGCTTTCCCATGTTTGCCTCAAATATTGATGGTTCGCGGCGTGCCGCTGGTCGGAGTGACCGTTACACCGAAGTTGGTGACGGTGTTGTCTGTTTCCGTCGCCAGCAACACGTATTCGACCTCGTACAGCAGGTTTCGACGGTAGATTCCCTGCTTTTCGTTGCCATCCTGCTCGATCGTGCCGCGGTACAGCAATCGCGCCCAAGCGTTGTCCGGCATCACGATGCGCGGCTGCTTCTTAAACGAAAGCTCGATCGCCTTGCAGATCGCGTCGCGCACGGGGGGCGTCGGCGACCACGCTGTAACCATGAAAACTTGTGCTTGTCGGCCGATTTCCTGTTGCACCGTGACCGGTACCGAGATTGCCGCACGGATCTCGAACGCACCGTTTATCGTGATCACAGCGCCGACAGCTGACGCGCCGGGGATGAGCGCGGCGAGCGCGGCTGCGATTGTGGCGACCGTGTCATTGGCGACCACGCCGTGGCTGTATGGCTGATAGTTGACCGCGAGCATCGCTGCTTCGCCAACGTTGATCATCCCACCGACGGTGACCTGGTTGCCAAACACAGTCAGCGTCATTTGCGCGGCAGGGATGACCGCTTGTACATCGTCATCGCCCAGAAAGCGGGTGGTGTTTTTCCCCATTCCTTGCATCTGGTAGATGCTGACCATCGCGTTGCCCGCGGCGATCAGGGCTTTCAACTGGGCAGGCACCGGCCATCCACCGCGTACAACTACTGTGGGACCGACCGCGCTCGGCATGGAAACGCCGTTCGGGTACAGCGCCGCGCCGGCTAAGCTGCCCAGCGTGTTCACGACATCCGATAGATCGGCCATTAGACATCCAGACGTTCAGCAATAAGCGCGTAGCCCAGACTGTTCCAGTAGGGCCCGAGGACTTGATAGCGTACACCGAGATCGTCCGTGACGACATCGGTGTTCTGGATCAACCCGAGCGCAGCACTACCGGCTGGAATGAAAATCGACCAGAGCGTCTTGGCTTCCTGATCGGCCGGCAGGTTCGGGTCGGGGCGCCCCTTTTCCTTCTTCAACTGGATTGACGCCGGCAAGCCGCTGGCGACGGGCGTCTCTTGCGAGGGCAGCACGCCGCTGTAGTTCGAGGTATAGCCTGGCGCCACATCGACGTTGGGCCGGGTGATGGCGACCGTGCGTGGATAGAGGAAGCTCATGTGTATGCCCTAACTCGCCAAGGGCCAAGCATCGCCTTCACGTCATCACTGAAGAGACTCGCCGTGAATTGCTCTATCTTCGTGTCGCCCGCTTGATAGGTGCGCACATTGCCCAGAGGCGGGAGGGACACAAGCGAAGTGATCAATTGCGCACAAGCCAACTTAACTGCCGACGGTAGGTTCGCGTATTGAAATCCAGAAACATACCGAACGCGGATCTCGCTGTAATAGGCCAGCATGATCCCGGCAGGCACCCATACCTGGCCGGTCTCAGGTTCGATACCGGCCGACGTGTTCGCCGGCCAGATTTCCCATGCCGGAGGGCCGCCGAACTTCATCAGCGACGCAAGCAGGTTGAAGTTGTCAGTGTTGTAGCTGGCCTGGTCACCACGCCGCCCGTAGCCATATCGCCCCGTTCCGCCAACGATGCGCGCGACCGGGATATTCGCCAGCGATACTTCACTGCGATTTTTCGGCAGATAGCGCTTTTCGGTGATCAGCAAGCCCGTTTCCATCGTGCAGCCGGCCGCGTGCTCAAACATGATGCCGTTGGGCACATTGGCCGCAGTCGTGCCCAGCGTAAGAAGCTGGCCGCTGATGCTCGTGATCTGGACTGCTTCGACGAGGGTCGGATTCGCGACGCGGTCGAGTATCACGCAATCGCCAACCTGCAGCATGGCCGTCGGACCATTGACCTGCACCTGAATTCCGTTGCCCGGCCCGAAGCCTGCCACTGCGGTGAATGTCAGTTCTGGATTGAGGGCCGACATATAGCATGGCTGTCCCGTCGCGTCAGGCGTATATATCAGCCCAGCTGGACGACGAAGGTATCCATCAATCAACTCACTCGCCTGCGTGACCTGCGCGGCCGTCGTGCCGACCGGCAAGCCATATGCAACGTAGTCGGCTGACTGAATGTATGCGCTCGGCATTGCTTAGATCGAGTAAAGAACAACACCGACAGCAGCAGCTGTAGCGGTCTTGGCGAAGCGGAAAATGCCGGGATAGGCCATAACGAGCGCCGGAACGGTGCTGGACAATTGCGGTGCGATAGCGGCCGGCGCGGCCTGCCAGTTACCTGATGCGTCCAGCACCTGCATCGTGACCGTCTCGGTCGTGGCGAGGCCACCGGCGACCACTGTGAACGGGCCGTCCGCGACGGTGCGCTGGATTGACACGGAATTCGCCGCACCAGTTTGTGCGGCAACAACGACTTGGGCAGCGACGCTCATTGAGGATCTCCGGGCAATAGGATCGGAGACGGTCTGGCAATCCCCTTATCGAGCATGTACTGACCGAGCGTGTCGTCTACTTCTGCGACGCCCTCGGTGAAGGTGATAGCAAAGAGCTTCGGCTTGCCACTCTCATCCATGAAGTGCGCTACAGGAAACTCGCCACCAGGTTGAACGTATTGGCGCTGCCTACCGCGTGTACCGGGTTTGTAGACCTTCATTGATGCCCTCAAAATGCAAAGAGGCGCCCGCAGGCGCCCCTCTTTCACTCCAAATCGCCCTGATTACGGACGATTCACGCAGACCACCGCATGAGCGTAAGAAGCGCCCTTGAAGATGATCGTGTCGAACTTCACGCCAACGAACTGACCTGCCAAGTTGCCAACGAGCCCGAGTTGGAACAACCGCGGATTCGGGTTGTATTCCTTGCCCGAAATGACGGGATTCTCGACTTCCGACTCCATCAGGATCGCGGCATAGTAGTTCTTGCCGCTAGCCGGCGTGCTGAAACCATACTTGCCGGTCGTGTCAGTCGGCATGAAGGGATCGCCGATGATGGGCAACTTGCCAACTTGCGTCGAGATGGCCGCGACCGTGACGCCTGCCACGACTTCCATCGAGTCCAGCGTAATGCGCGACGCTTTCGCTTCCTGATCGATGTAATCGGCCAAGATCGGGTTCATATAGATCGCCGTCGGGCGAACCACATAGGTTGCGTTGGCAACCATCGTCGCAACTTCGGTCTTGATCGCATCGATGATCGACGCACCAAGTGCGCAGTTCGACTGTTGAGTGATCTGAGCAAGACCGCCCATCCATTGCAACGTCGTCGGTGCCGACATGCTCGTGTCCGTACCGGCCCAGAACATCGATGCGCGCAGAAGTTCGATGGCGCTGATGACGTCGTCGACGTCCTTCGCGACCACCGAGGCGAACTGGCCTTGCTGCTCGGTCACATCCTTATCGAACAACGACAGGTTCGACTGAGCCGTCATGGCCTTGATGAAGGCAGGGCGCTCGAGTCGAGTCGGGCCGGTCGCGGTGGCCTGCAGATTGCGCGGGTCAACAGCGGCAGCCTGCGCGAGAGCAGTTTGCTCGAAGTAACGGTGCGGGTGACCCGTAGCAGGGCGCGATTCAATGCGCTGCAGTGGGATGGACGACCGACGCAAGACATCCATGATCTCGCGGTCGAATTCGGGAACTTCGATTGCGCCGGTACCGAGAAAGTCGGCCGCCGCATCGAGGCTCAAAAGTTTGGCATCTACACCCATGTTCTTTGCTCCAGAAATGAAAAACCCGCCGAAGCGGGTCTTGGGTGATTCAGTGGGATTCTGCTTAGCGGCTACCGACTTCCATCTGGCCGGAGTTGCGGAGCTTCAACTTCATCTCCAGCGCCTTCTGACCGTGGATATTGCCAGCGTCGAGGATCGCGTTGACCTGAGTCGTCGACAGCTTGCCGTCCTTGACATCCGCGTCGCCGATGCCAGCCTTGGCAAGCAGTGTCAAGACATTGGCCGGAAGCGTGGCGCGAACGGGCGCGGCGGCGGTATTGAACGCAGCAGCCTTCAGATCAACGACCGTGGTGTTGAGGCTTGCAACCGAAGCAGCCAATTCGGCGGTCTTTGCATCGGCCGCAGCTTGCACCTTCTCGGTCGCCTCTTTCACGGCGGCGGCGGTTGCGGCCGCAGCGTTCGGCGATGCGTCGAAGTAGCTGTGATCGTTGTAAATGTGCGGCACCTTGCCGGTCGCTGCTTCAACGGCCATATGACGGCCGATCTTGCGCAGCGCGGCAGCATGGCCCATCGTGGGGTGCGAACCCACGCCAGCGGCGTCCATCGCATCAGCGCATGCCATGCACGCTTCCACGTGGGGCTTCACCTGATCGATGATCGGGCCGCCGAGCGATGCGCCAGACGCCTTGATCTCGGCGAGTTCTTTGCCTTGCGCCTCGAGCGTAGCAGCCAGCGGCTTGATCGCGGCAGCAAGCAATTCCTGCAATTCTTCCTTAGTCATTTCGATATCCTGTTCAGCCTGAGCGGCCAATGATGTGGTTCGGTAGGCCGCCAGCTCTTTGTAGAGCACGGCTGCACCAGTGAACACGCAGTAGTCAATCACCCACGGGTCTGCATCAAGGTCCAGGATGCGGGCGTCAAGTTCATAGCTGAACCCGAGCGCTCCCTTTTCTGCCTTTATCTGCTTGCACTCGTCAGGGAAGTCTCTTGCGTAGAAAAATCCTTCGATCTCGACCGCATCGCCGACGATGGTTGCGCCGGTAATGAGACCGATCTTGCGTTTGCGGTCATGCCCTTCGAAACCGGGCTTGTAGTCCACGCCCATGCCAAGCAGGCTGGGCAGCGCGGCTTCTGCCACGGCGCGCGGGATGATGGTCCGCTTGCCGGTCGATCCTTCCGGGGGCGCATCGCTGGGCTGGTCGATCCGCGTCAAAATGCCAGAGAACGGCATCCGGTTCGGGTGATCAGTGACCGTGGGCACGTCCAACGCCATCGCTTGAAATGAAATGGTCGCGCGGATGCTCCAGTCAGTCGTATCGATGCCCAACTCTTTCGCACGGCGGCGAATGTGAGTACGGGCTTCGGAACGCTCCTCATCGGAGAGGCCAGACGTCCGATCAACCATGTCCCACGCAAGTTTGGTATGCGTGGCATCGTTGATCGGCAATTTGCGCTTGCCAGGCACAGCAAAGTGCTCGGCCGGCAACGCATCGCGAGCCGCTTTGTCGAGGTTCGACATGAGAATCCTTAAAGCAGCGCTTTGATTGCGCCGACCGAACCATCGAGGTCAACATCCACCAGGAGACCGCGCGCCGTGTAAAGCGCGAACAAGGCGCGCTCCAACACGGCGTGCTCCGCATGGCGCCCAGCCTTCACTGCGGCACGGGAAGCGACCGTCAGTTGTTCGACGGCGCCGATAGCAGGTGTGTCAGCGATAGCTTCAACTCCATCGTCCGAAACCAGAGCCCTGGCAGCGCGCTGCTCTTTTGTCAGGCCGGCCATGATCAGGCGAGAGTCGTGGCGAGCGTGGTCAACGTGGTCTTGTTCGTGCCCGAGGGCAGAACGCTGATCAGGTAGTTCACGTTCTTGATGATTTCCTGCAAATCGCACAGCATCGCGGATTGCATTCCGGCAAGGTCAACCACGGAAGGCAGCGTTTGAGCAGCAGCGGTTTCAGCGGTGAGCCAGACGATTGCAGCGAGAGGGGTAGCAGCGGCCATTTATGGCTCCTGTATCGGGATAGAGAGGGGAGTTACGCGATGACCGTAATGTCGATCGTGCCGGCGGCAAGAGTGACGCTGGAAAGGGTCGGCGTGAGCGTCACGGTGAATCCGGTGCTGGTTTTGGCTGTGACGCCGATGAAGCAAGCCTGACTGGCTTCCACCATCACGCTGTAATTCGCCGGCAAGCGCAATCCGGTGAACGTCTTCACGACCGTCGCACCAGCGCTACCGCCGGCCGCAGTTGCAACATTTGGCAGGTTGCCGATGATGATTCGATCCTGCAACGCGAGCTGGAAGCCCGTCGGCGATTCGATGGTGTGTACGGGTTGACCCATGAAATGCTCCTGTTTCGGGCGAACGCCCAGAGAGGTGTACTGCGGTTATCGGGCGTTCGGCCCTATTCCTTACTGACGATGTCAGGATTGATCTGCTTGGCGCCTTGTGCGCCCTTGATCGCGATCTCAACATCGGCGCATGCCAAGCTGCCCCAATCGCTGTCCATCGGCGGTCTGCCGCGGGCGATGCGATATTCGTCGGGTGTAATAGCGTTGTTCTTGTATTCAATCTCGAAGACCTTCGCGAGATTGAGTTCATCATCGCGGTCCAAGCCCTTGAAGTGGAACTCAAGCTGGCTGAAACCTAGCTTCGCTTCGATCGCCTCGCGTGTTAGGTATGAAGCGAAGTTCGTCGCAGCCGGGATGATCGCGCCATCCCAATCGCGATCGTCGGCAACTTCCGACGTGTTGCGATTGACATCCGCCTCGACGCCCAAGTTCTGAGGGCTCAACTCGAACGATGTCGCGATCTCGCGCAACAGGAACTCCTGATACTTCAGGTAGAGCGCATCGTCCGTCGCGCCGCGGAGCTTGTGGACCTTCAGTTCATCGCCGCCCAACAGAGGCGTTTGGCCTTGGCCTTCAATATCATTGCGCCACCAGTCCCGGAAAGAGTCGAGCGTATTCCGGTCCATCCCGACGAACTGAACCAGGTTCTCAGGCTGCCCATTGCTCGCCACGTTGCCGGCATACTCGCCGGTGCCGAGCTGGCGATTGATCGAGTTGAACGCGACTTCGAGGCAACCGTATCCGAACGGGTTTTCTGTGTTTGGGTCTTTGCGGATGTAGATGAGCTGGTCGTTGCGCAGCGGAATGCCTGAAACACCGCCGACATTGCCATAGCCGTGAGTCTGGATATACCTCGCGTCGTTCTTTTCTCCACTCCAGGCGGCATAGATCTGGATGCTCAGCGCATCAACAGGCCACATCCACAGAGGGCGCACCTTGTCGCCACCGATCTCTTGCTCGATCACGCCGGCGCCACACAGCAAATAGTCCTCGACGACCTGTTCAATCAGCGTGCGAAATGAATCGTCGGTATTCGGGCGCCGGAAACACTCGGTCGCAACATCGATCTGACGCTGCAATTCGGAACTCACCGTCACACCATGCTTCGCGCGGATCTCCCACTCCAGCATGGCGATCGCACCCTTGATGCGGTTGATCGCCTTGCGCGCATACGGCGTGCGACTGAACATGCGCAGGTTTGACGGCGTCGGCTTGATCAGCGGCCGGTCTTTCTGGTACCGAACGCTGCCGAGGTTCATCAGACGCGAATACGCCGTCGTGACACGGTCGGGCAGATGGCGAGTGCGGCCGGCCCAAATCATCCGAGCGACACGGTTGCCCGCCCACTCCGAGATTCGATGTGTGAAGGTCGGCTTTTTCAAAAGGAATCTCTCAGAATGCCCAGCGCGGAGCACTGATTAAGCGGTGAAATGCGCGGCTAAGGGCATCAACCTGGTCGTCATAGCTCCCATTGGGGAACATTCTCATTTCATCGACGAGCGCCTTATTCCATGGCCCGCGCAGCATGAACACGTTGCCACCTTCGACCTGCGCTGCGAACGGCGACGCCCGGGTAACCTTGCTGCCAGTCTCAGGTGTTGCCTCGACGTTGTAGCCGGCCAGCATCTGGATCATGTGGAAGGCTTGCACCTTGCCGGCCTGTCCGGGGTCCTGCGGTGCGCTGATATGTACAGAAGGACCGTCCAGAGCTGCGGTGCCCTTGATACCGGTCTCGACTTCCAGAGGACCACCACGAAAGCGGTTGATGTCACAGATATAGAAGCGACCCAATGCGTCTCGTGCCAACAAGCCTCCGACAGTCCAGTCCGGCTTCTTATTCGACGTTTCTTCGGTAGCAGCGAGATCCCATCCGCGAACCATTTGCATATCGCGCGGGAGGACATCGATCAAGCGGATTAGACCTGGCTTGAACAAGGCGCCTTCTGGAGGCGCTGGTCGCTGCTGATAGAGCGAGGACCATGTGCGGACGTTGCTCTTGAACTGAGCCCAGTGCTTTTCATCAAACCACTGCGTCCAGAGATACTCGCCGCGCTTGCGGCCAAGCGGATCGTCATCAACGTCGCATTCCGCCTGCAGGCAGATGACTTCCCACTCGTTTCCGTCTTTGCAGAGGATCTTCCCGCTTTGGCCGTTCCATCCCTCAGGCAGGATCCGCCCGGCTAAATCGTCCTCGTGCCACCGTGTTTGGATCAGAACGATCCAGCCACCGGGGATCAGCCGCGTCTTTAGATCGTCCTCGTACGCGTCCCATGTCTTCTGGCGGATCGTGTCGGAATCGGCCTGCTCGCGACCCTTAATCGGGTCGTCGATGATGATTCCGTGCGCTCGATTGCCGGTGATGCCCGACAAGATGCCGCACGCCATGTACTCGCTGCCATTGGTCAGCGAGAACTCCTGTGCCGCTTGCGAATCCGACGCCAGTTCGCATCCGTAGATGCCCTTGAATCGCCGCTGCCGAATGATCGAGCGTGTGCGGCGCCCCATCTTCCGAGCCAGATCGTCGCCGTAGCTGGCGAGAATGACCTTCCGATTAGGCTGGGCACCAAGGTAGCGCGAGGGGAAAACGACAGACGCGTATGTGCTCTTCGCCGAGCCCGGCGGCATGAATACCATCATCCGACCGTGCCGAGTGCTGGAGACTTCCTCGAGCTTCCTCAGCAGCAGTCGATGATGATCAGCGACCGTCGTCTCGATCGGCTGGAAGAAATCCGTGTCGGCATCATCTCCAATCGGCTTGCCCGGTACATCGATCGCGTTCGCGTAGTCAAGGATGTCGGCTCGCGCCCTACGCCGGATCAGCACCTCCCGCGCTGCTTCCTGCGGCGATGGCGAGGAGTTCGTCATCCGTCATTTCCTGCGATTTGCGTTCGGACTTGATATTGGCGTTGAGGTTGATCTCTTGGGGCGCCGAGATCCCATAGGCTTCACGCTCCAGGGTGATCAGCGTCTTCAGCGTCTCGGCCAGCTTCTTCATCCCGTCGATGCGGCCAACGCTCGATATCACCTTGTGGAACATATCGCTGCGCTTGTCGTGATTCTTCTCGTCACCCTCGCGGATCAGCTCGCTCAGCTTTTCGAACAGGTCAAGGTTAGATGTCTGTGCCTCCATCTCCCCCAGCAACGCCATAGCAAGCGACCGAGCGCGAGCAATGTCAGATCGATGCGCCAGCCGGATATTTGCGACGATGATCGCGCTGTCATCAATGATCTCTGCATCGCGCTTAATGGTTACGGTAGAAACCTTGCCCGTAACCATGGACTCCATAACCATGGCGTCGGCCTTCGCATGGACCTTTGCCCCCAGGTCGCGTGGAACGCCTAACTTCTTGAAATGCTTGATGATTGCGGCGTGAGAAACCGATACCTTGGTCTGCTGTGTGTACTCGGCGGCTAGCTGCGCAGGGCTCTTGATGCCCGCGCGCCAACCCGCCTCGATACGCTCGTAATCAACCTTCTTTGGTGCAGCCATAACCTTCCACCATTACCCGAAGTACCGCCTCTCGCATGGCCATCAGGGATGCCATCGACTGCCAAGGCAGTGGGATGACGTTCGCCTGCTCGCACGCCTCTTCAATAACGCCGTCCAGCGCAAGACTTCCGGTCGAAGTCCACAGCAGGCACTTCCGTACCGTCTTCAGCGTTCCCTTCGACATACCGAGCTGCGCGCCATATAGCGCGGCCTGTCCTATGCCCGAAACGACGTGGTTGTAGCCCTTCGTCCCATCCTTCACTTCAATGACGCTTGCCGAGCCGTCAACGTGGAACACGACAATGTCAGCGCGGCCGAACTTCAGCGCCATCTCGTACACCACCGTGTCATGCGCCGACATCGGGAGGCGATCCTCGAAGCCACCTATCGAGACCGACTCCCGGAACAGTTGGACGATGTCCCTCTCGACGCCATGAGCGGGCTTGCCGGACAGAATCGCCTGATACTCTGCCTCGATGCGCCCCCAGTCCGGCGCGGCTTTCTTTTCCTGCGCCATACCGTTGCCTATATAAAAGTGAGTGATTCCTTGCTCTCGGAGGCGCGGGCACGCAGAGGAATTCACTCATGCGCCGCGAATGGCGGAGAGAATTAGAACGTGGTCGGCTGAGCGATGGAGCGCACGAGCGACATGAATCCCTTTTGCAGATCAGTCTTCGCGATCGCGCGCCACCGAGCATCACCCGTACCGTTGCGCTCCATGGTGTCGATCATCTCGCCGACCTTTTCGGCCAGCGCCTTGACCTCGTTCATATTGTTGATTTCGATCTGGTCAAGGTCTCGATAACCTTTGATCTGTTTGTGCTGGTTGTCCATGATTGCTCCTTTGGTAGATGTGAAGGAATAGTTGTCGCCGCCCGTCGCCATTTGAAACCGCTTGCGCGGAGAAGGAGGGGCTTCCATTTCGTCGGCGAGCTGCACAGGTTTTCCCGCACTCTGTGCTTGCGGATGAAGAAAAGAGCCCACTGCAGCGGAAAGCCGCGCGGGCGAATCCGACGACGGTTGTCGGCGGAGGAGACACGGTGATTGCGATCGTTGCGTCAGTCTTCCCAGCCCGGTATTTCCACGGTCTGGCCAGCAAGCTTATGCGTGCAGTCGCCGAGAAACTGAATCATTCCGTCTTTGATGAACGAGTGGCAGACCTTCGGTACATCGAACTCAGTCCAGCTGACCAGCACGCTCGGACTGACTGTCGGGCGGTCGCAGTCTTCATTGAACGCCCATATCGGGTGACCTGCGCCAGCGACATAGACCACGTGAGCGAACTCACAGCCGGGGCATTCGAAAAGCATCGAACGCGTGCCGTCGTCGTGCTTTTGCTCGTGGAATCTCATGTTTCGCGCTCAACGCGCTCGGCTTCCGCTTCGAGCTCACCGTGGCTCATGCCACTACACGAAAGGAGATGGCCGCCGGGAATGAGCCGGTTTGCCTCGACCTCGATAGCCAGAACATCACGGGCCCAAGCCATGGCCTTGGCGCCGTGCTGGCGGCATGTGCCAGCGTGCGCAAACTCAAAGCCGTCGACCGTCACGCGAGCGCCGCGGGAGCCGTATTCGATTGTGATGCGCCCGTATTCCTTCAGGTCGCTGTAATCGACGTCGGCCGGCTTCAGAACCATTCCGTGCATGTGACGTTCCTTTTAGATGAAACCCTGCTCGCGCAGAGACTCGCGAATCCGTTTGATCGCTACCTTGCGGATCTGGCAGACCCGAGATTCGGTGACACCCATCTGCGCACCCGTGACTGAGCCGGGCTGGCCATCTATATACATAGCGAGCAGGGCGTTGCGCTGGCGTGCGGTGAGGGTGGCAATTGCTCGAGCGACACCGCGCTGCAGCTCGGCGCGGATAAACAGTTCGAGCGGATCGCTGGTGTGTGAGGCAGTGTGCTGCTCGCAGTAGGACTGATCGAGCGGGGCGATGTCGTCGAGCTCTCCGGCCGGCGCGCCAGAGAGCGGCGCAGTGGAGATGGAGAAATACTCGTCCAGATCGAGATTTGCGGCCTCGGCAATCTCCGCGTCGCGCGGGCGCCGGCCTAACCGTTGCTCAAGGCGGCGCTTGGCAATGGCGATCGCACGCGCCTTGGAGCGCACGGAGCGCGGGCAGATGTCTTGCACCCGCTCCGCATCCAGCATCGCGCCGCGAGCCCGCTGGGAGACGTATGCGGCGGTCTCGCTCTCGCTGGCGCCGGTGTCGAGATTCATCTGCAGCAGCGCCATCAAGCCGTCCTGCTCCAGATCCTGCGCATCGAGCCTGCCGCCGCTCTGGTGTGCGAGCTTTCGGGCGGCAACTCTCACCACGCCACCATGTGCGTTCATGGACTGGAGTGGGGTCATCGACTTTCGCGCCGCTTTCTGCGTTTGAAATCTAGGGTTTACGACAGATTGAAGAGAGATCGGGCGACGCCATTTACCCGCGAGGCACCCGGGGCCGTGTGCCGCAATATCAAAGAAGGACGTGAAATGCCAAACTATGTGACCAGAGTAGAACTGCGCGGAAGTCCAACGGGAGAGCACTACCAATCGCTGCACAACGCGATGGAAGCCAAAGGCTTTTCTCGGACGATTAAGTCAGATGACGGGACGGCTTATCACATGCCGCACGCGATGTACTACGTGGTGAGCAGTCTGACAGCAAGCGAGGTGTCTGAGCACGCCAATGCCGCAGCAACTTCGGTCTGGACAAGTTGTCGCGTTTTCTCGTGTGAGGCGCCGAACAGCGCTTGGATCGGACTCGAAATAGCGTAGACCGGAAACGAAAAAGCCCCGCGCGGCATAACCGGCGGGGCTTGGGGCAACTGGTGCAGAATGACCAGAATAATAGTCTGCTGTAACAAATCCCGTCAAGCAGTTTCTTCGGTAACCTTTTCAATCAACCCGGTCCGCTCGAAGTAGGGCGTCAACTGATCGATCGCCCGGTTCTCTACCTCGCGCATCCGGATGCTGACCTTGTCGAACGCACGCTTGTACGTCATGTGGTTCGCACCGAATGCCTTCGCCAGATCGCGAAAGCTGATGTCGACCTTCGCGTGGTTCGCGTAGAGCCTGGCCAGCATACAGTCCAGCGCCATCACCGAGATGTCGTCGAATGATGGTGCGAGCCATCCGGAAAGGTTCTGGATCGCCTCGGTCCGATCGCGCAGGAAGAAGAACCGCTTCACGCCGGTGGGCAGGCGTTCGTCACCCATCTGACCGAACCGGGCAATCACCGCCCACCGTTCGACATCAGCGAGCTTGGAATTCACAGCGCTGGCCACCTCGGCGCACTGGGCGCGTACATCATCGCCGTTGAGACCGGCAAAGTTGACAGTCGATTCGGAGACGTCGCCGATCAGCTGCTCTAACCAGGCCTGCTGCCGCTTCGTGAGCGATGGCTGCATTTCCATGATCTGGATCAGCGCCGTACGGAACACGTTCTTGGCGCGCGGGTCGGTCGACATGATGAGGTATGCCACGTGCAGCGCCTGGCGGGTGTCACGAAAGATGGCTTCCATTAGCTCTTCCCATTGTCGTATTTCGGGCACCGCTTACTTTTCCAATCGTCCGTCCAGTGCTTTGACGGATCTTTCTTGCATGCCATGTAGCTGACATTGAAAATCCGTTGCTCGACGAAGTAGCGGCAGCCGCGGCAGGTCCTTTTCTCCTTCTCCTCGATGATGACGGCTGGGTCGCGATAGTCGCCGCGAGGCAAAGTCATGCGCGCTCCGCCGGCTGGCCACAGGGACAACGGAAATTTCCGTACGGGTCCGCGATATCACCGCAACTGATACAAACCTTGAAATACGCTCGGTGACAATTCCAAACGATGCCCGTAGCAGTGTGCTCACTCGCCACTCGGTCTTCGCGGTTCGTGTCTTGGTTCATGAGCCCACCACCGCGCCGTCTTCATCCCACTTGAACTGTGAAACCGGAAAGTGAGCGTTGCAGCCGACGCAGAACGTTGCCCCATAGAACGAGGGCTGCCTTGCGTAAGTCTCGCAAAGCGCAAGCCCCATCCGCGTGAGCGCCCCGCACTTGTCGTGCACATAAGACCGACGCAGCGGCCGGACGAACCCCTTGGCGCGCTCCTCCTCGGAAAGCACGAGATAGACTTCGTGTTGCCCTTCGCCCTTGTTCAGGCGCGGATCTGTCGGATCGGTAGTGAGGCTCATGCTGGCATCCCTCCTTCGTCACGGCCCATACGCTGGGCTTCGGCTTCCGACACCATCCAGAGATCAATGGAATCGCGGCTGTATTTCACGACCACTGCTTGAGGTGGGCCATCAATCAGCGATTCAATCTCGGAACCGCTGATGCTCAAGCGGCCGCCTGCTTGCAGCACCAGAAGCGCGACGATCTTGTGCCAGTTTTCTTCGGCTGATTGTGTTACTGGATGGTTCGGGTTGATTGCGTTCATTTCCTGCTCCCATAGAGTCGTTCGATAGTTGACGCCAGCACATCCAATTCATCCAGCTTCAGCAACTTCCACATGATCTTTTGCCCGTGCAGCCCATTGCGCTCACCCATATGACAGTCGCGGCAGAGGGGTATTGACGTGAACCACTGCCCCTGCTTGATCTCGTGGCAATCGCTCGGGCCGCGCGCATCGCACACGCCGCACGACAGCGCCTTGACCAATTCGATGTGGCGCTTCTCGCATGCGCGCGGGGCCGGTTTGTTTTTCGATTGCATGTCAGAAGTCCCACTCGACGCCGTGGGTGTTCGCCGCCCACGCCTGGATGGTCGTGATGTAGCGCGCCATCTCGCCAACCTTGATCTCGCCGCGTGCAACCGATCGGCGCCGGCGATGGATGCGGCCGGTGCTCTTGCTCGTCGTCTCGACCATGCCGAGGAATTCGAGTGCGAGCTTCTCGTGCCAGTAGGCGACCGGCCGCAGATCGCCGTCTTCTTCCGGCACCTCGTCGGCGATGCGTTTCAGGACGTGGGCGAAGTAGAAGGCGCGTTGCTCGTCGGTCGCGTCGGCATCGGCGGAAACGACGATCACGTGCAGGGGCTTGCCGCGCTCAGCCGCCGGGCCCGCGTTCGGTCGCACTGCATTCACCACGCGCTGCCAGTCAGCCGGGCCGCGCAGCACTACGTCGGCGTACACGACATCGCTCATGCTCGCGCCTTCATGGTGGCTAGCTTTTTGTTCGATATGTGGATCTTCGTGAGATCAAGCCGGGACACGATTTGATCGCACACGAAAACCGCGTTGCGCACCGGTAGCAGTTCAATCGCTGTTGGTCGAAGGATCTTCGTACGTTCCCAGCTATCGACGATTTGATTCATCGCGCGTATAGCGCTTTCAATGATCTTTAACTCGACCGGGAAGCGTGGGTCTCCCTCGATCGTCAAGCCGATGGTGTTCAGGTAGTGGCCGACGATGTCGAACTGATCCTTCGCAGGCGAGATGGACAGCGCGGCGAAAGCGGTATGCAGATCGAGCGCAAGCTGATCGTGCAGCGTCTTCATCATGGGGAGTTTGATGAGGCGAGCGCGGTGCGCGTGGCGCGGCTTAGATGATCTCGCCATGTCAGACTTCCAATGGGTCGCACACCGGCATTTCAAGCGCGAACGCTTCTTGCTGGGCGGTGAGCGGTTCGATAAGAACTTCGATGCGTGGGTTTGCGCGATCAATGCCGTGATAAATGTGCTTCTCGCGCACTTGGCGGTCGTTCACATAGACGCCTTTCTGCACGAGGATCCGTCGAGGCTTGATACCGGCATCCTTCTGCCAGTTCGCGAGCTTCTCGGATTTATAGCGGTCCTGAAGCACGTCCAGCACGATCGATTCGTCGAGGTCCGGGCGCTCGCTGGCGTAGAAAATTCGCAGCGTCGCGCGAACTGGGCCCGTGAGCTGTACGCGAAAGAGCGGCGGGATCTGTTTCAAGGCATTCGCCTCGAACTTCAGCGCTTTCTCGCTCTTGATGCTCGCGGGCTTACCGCCACGCACGACGATCTCGCGGCTGTTGGCCTTGGAAGCTGCTTCGCCCAGGATGATGAACGAGATAGATTTCATACCGGCCGGATCTCTTCGTAACCTTCATCGGTCAGCCCCAGCGTCTCGGCCTGGGTGCGCAGCGCAGTCTTGCGCGCTGCGACTGCATCGCGATCCGCCGCGAGTCGAGCTTGGCGCTGCTGCTCTTCGGCTGCGGTATCGCGGGTCAGGAATGCGCGAAGACCGTCGAGCGCAGCACGCGCCTCAGTGGTCTTCACCGGAGCATCCAGGAGCGGGATAGCGTTCAATGGCTCTGGGAGCGCTCCAAGCACGACCGGAGCATTGGCGGATATCAACCCGTCGCCCACGGCCTTCTGCAACACGGCGTGACGCCCATCTCGATCAGTACCGAGCGATGGCCACCACACAGCGGGCAAGCCTTTCGCCCGAGCTTCCGCGATCAGGCGAGCGTAGATTTCACGGAATGCCATGCGTGCGCCGACCTCGTCACCACTTTCGAAGATCGGTTGCGAAGCCATCGACGCCTCGCTGATCTCGTTGTTGAGCATGACGGTATTGCGTTCGTCCATAGCTTGAACGGCGATCGCCCAGGCTTCCTCCACCCCAGGCCGACTGTCGATTGGAGATTCGACCCGGCAGCGTTTCACAATGTCGGCCGGCACCGGCGCGTACGAGCCTTCGTCGATGTAGATGCTGAACGCGCGGGACACGACGGCCACGGAGAACGGCGATAACTTCTCCCACCAGAGGTCCAGAACTGCTTTGCTTGGGAGCGGTTGACGGTAGGCTTCGAAGGCAAGTGTCAAAGCCTTCGCGAATTCGGGTCTGTCGGCATCAATCACGTTATTCCTCCATCTCGATCGTCATCGGGTCTGCTGGCGCGGCGTTACCAAGCCATGCGCGCATGTTGGCGTCGCTCTCCGCTTCTCGGCGTTGCGCTGGCGATAGCGCCGCGCCAGCGCGAGGAGGAGCAGAGTCGTTGGCAATGAACCGGTCGATTTGGTCGGCACTGCGGAAGATCAGATCAATGCCGTTGAATTTCTCACTGCGCTCGTTTTGACCCATGTTGTGCGGCGTTAGGCTGCACCCGCGTATCGCACGGCAAAGGTCGGCAGGGCTGTATTTCATCGCCAACGCTTTTTTGATCACCTTGCGACGCTTGTCGTCGAGCTTGGAGCGCGGTGAGTTCATGCGCTTTTGCCAGTAGGCAAAGATTTCGACGATCGGATCGCGGTCGTTCTTCGGCGCCGCAGGCGACGAGAGCGACAAAGTGTTTTGACTCTCTTGCTGTTCCTGTTCCTGTTCCTGTTCCTGTTCCTGTTCCTGTTCCTGTTCCTGATTAGGACATGTCTTCGTGGAAGCCTTAGGCATAGGCTTCGTAAAAGCCTTATCGAAAGCCTTGCCGAAACCCTCTCCAAGGCCGTAGATATGGGCTTTCAAAGATTCGTACGCTTCGCGTTTGAGATCGCATTCGGGTATCAAGTCCCACTCAGACCCCCAGGAGGTGACAACGTTGGGGGACTCCGGTTTGTTGCATGCAAGCGCGTTCGGCACCCACACGACCTTGGCTTTCCAGTCGGCTTTAACCATGCCTTGCGATGAGGCTTCCCGAAAGGCTTCGTCGAAGGCTTCGATATCCCAGTCGAGCTCTTCAGCCATCGCTGCGCGACCACTACGAAATAGACCAGGTATCGGACCGGTATGCGGGCCGGTGAGAACGAACACCCACAGGCCTTGCCCACAAGGCGGGATAGGCGACATGGCGCGGAACTTCTCATCACCCCACATGCGCACTTCGATCTTGCGATAGCGTGCGCGCTTGTCTGGCTTCGATGTTTCATCCTTCATGCGACAACTCCAGACTCCTCGAAGTCGAACAGCGACGGCATCGACGCCTCGCGCTCGGCTGCCTTCAGGTAATGCACGCCGTCCAGGAAGTAGGCGGTGTTCAGTTCGCTGCCAGCACCACGGCGCCCCTTCAGAAGTGCTCGATACGGCACGGTCATGAGACCAGCAAACGGGTCATAGACCAGATCGTCGGGATTGCTGTAGCGCTCGATCAGGCGGTCGACGATATCGAATTGGAGAGGGCAGACGTGCTGCTCGACGGAACGACGTGCCTGGTCGCCGTTGAGCGTGCGCATGCGGTTCACGTCGTGCCAGATATCGTCGGAGTGGCTGCCGGGCGCGAGGCTCATGAAGGTCGACGGGAGAGCGCCGCGTGCAAGCAGTTCCTCGCCGATCTTCACGTGGAATTCATAGTTGTAGACGTTCGCGAGGCTGTAGGCGGTGAACATCTTGGCGAGCTTCGCAGGCCCGTACGTGGCCATTTCCTCGGCGCTGATCAATCGATCTCCGCTGGATCGCCAGAAAGCGTGCGCGTCGACCTGCCAGCGCGCGAGGCTGTATTCCGCCTTCGACTTAACCACCGGCTGATCGGCATAGCCGCGCGAGCGATCCGACTGTGGTTTGTGGAAAAGCAGCACGTATTCCGGCGAGCCGACGCTCATTTTCGTTCCGTCCTTGCACATCTCGGTGTAGCCGAGACGGTAAGTCTGGTTGTTTTCGCGCACGACGTCGGTGTTGATCGTGATCATCCCGAGATAGTCGAAGCCGTGCTTCAGACCGTGGAACAGCGCTTCGGCATGGAAGGGGCTAACCGTCGGCACACCGGCGCCCGTCACATTGCCGAACAGGATCCGGTCCTTCACGTGGCAGCAATACAACCGGCCCGGCCGGAGGATACGCAGCAGTTCCGGCGTCAGAAAATCCATCTGTTTCCAGAAGTGTTCATTGCTCTCGGTGTGGCCGAAATCGTTGTAACTTGGCGAGTATTCGTAATGGTTTGCAAATGGAATCGACGTCACGATCAGGTCGACCGAATCTTCCGCAGTGCGTTTCGCCTCATCGACGCAATCGTTATTGGCAACTGCAAAGCGATCGCCGCGCGCTTCCACACGCTCGACACCGATCGATCGGATTAGCGCATCGCGCATGGCAAGCTGGTTAAGGCCGAATTCCCGAATGATCGCGGTCATCTTTTCGCTCATCTCAATGTGCTTGCTCCACTTGCCCTGCAGGGTGCGCAAGACCTCGCGCTCCGACTCCGTATGGACGATGTCGATGCGCACGGGTCGGGTTTGGCCGAACCGGTGGACGCGGTGGATTGCCTGGATAAAATCGTTGAACTTGAAGCCGACGCCAGCGAAGACCTGCCGGTGACAATGGCGCTGCAGGTTGCAGCCGGAGCCAGCGATGATCGGTTTCGTAGACAGGACGCGGTGGGCGCCGTCACTGAAGTCAACGATGCGCTGCTCGCGCTCGTCGAGATCCTGCGTTCCCCACACGCTGACGGCGCCGGGAATCGCGGATTGAATTTCGTGCCGTTCGGCTTCGAGGTCGTGCCAGACGATGAAGTGATCGTCGGGACTCGCGGCAACGATTTCTGCTGCCTTCGCTACCCGTGTCGTCAGGCTGTCGCGTTTTTCGCTGGCCGCTGCCGAAAGCCCCATTGCGATGTCCGGGATCAGGAGGCCTTGGCCCATTCGGTCGGTGCCCGCCGCAGAATAGTCGCTGGCCACCTCGTGATATCGCACGTCGAGCTCGGGCAGCACATAACCGTCATCGGAGTGCCCGAGGTCGCTCGGCCGCTGAATGAATACAGCCCAGCTCGCCACCCACAGCCAGAACTCCTGCTCTTTGTGCGGGTAAAGCGTCAGGTTCCCCGCCTTCTCGCTGTCGCGCTGGAAGAACCGCGTGAGCGCCTGACCGCTATCCATCACGCCAAGAAACGCGGCGTAGTGGATCAGTTCCTTGAAGCGGTTCGGACTGGGCGTCGCCGTATTGACGAACTTGAACTCGACTTTTTCGAACAGCGGGAGAAATTCTTGAAAGGTCTTACTGCCATAGCTGCGTAGTACGCTGGCCTCGTCGAGACTCGCTGCGCGGAACCGGCGTGGGTCGATCTTGCCCTCGCGCACCGATTCGTAGTTCGTCATGTAGATCGTGCGTTCGTCGTTGATCTCCGCATCGGTCCGGACGAAACGCAGATCAATTGCGAAGTCATCTTTGAACCGCAGTTCGGCCTCACGCCGGAATTCTTGCCGCACGCCGAGCGGCAGGATGATGATGCGCAGGCCAGGGCGGTGCACGCCGATCAGGCGCATCGATTCCAGTTGCGTAGCGGTCTTGTGTAAGCCGAAGGAAGCGAATACCGCGCGCCGACCACCTTGCAATGCCCACTGGACGATATCGCGCGTGTGCGGTTTAAGAGCCGGATTTATTTGCTCGAGCGGGATATCGAACCCGTCGTAATGAGCCATCCGGACCTTGGCTTCAAGGAAGGCGCGATAGTCTGACGTCGCGGCAGTCATGCGGAAACACCGGCTTGTTTGAGCAGCGCGACCAATTGCGGCCCGAGCGACTGCAGTTGCTCGACGGCTGCCTGCTGGGTATTCACCTTCTCTTGCAGGAAGCGCTCGACGAGGTAATAGAGCGGAGTCATATCGCCGGTTTTTTCAAGATAACGTTCGAACGAATCGAGCGAGAAATGGCGTGACGTGTCGTCAGAAAGCTGCACGCTCAGATTGCTGGGTGCCGTGTCCAATTCAATCGCGATCCGCTTGAGGCCGCGCTGATAGACGCCTGTCGCCACGCAGTCGCGCACGCTGCTATACCGATCTGTGAGGCCGGGCTCGAAGTCCAGCACTAGCTGGCTTGCTCCCTTTTTGATAACGCCTGATCTCATCTCGTATCCCCGGATATCGCCTGTTATCAACCCGCTTCAATAAAAATGGCGGCATGAACTCAAACCGCCAAACCCTTGTTTCCCGTCGTGCGCAAAGAATTACTGAGCACGACTCCCTAAATAAAAAAGCCCAGCCCTTAGGCTGGGCAAACCATCTCGTCACGGGGTTGACGAGTGGAGACCACCGAGTGCGCTCAGACCGAAGCGGTCTGAGCACCAGATTCGCGTACAAAAGCCCAATCGACCCTGTCGTTAAGCCCCTCGCACGGCACTCCTACTGCGCGTTCGATTTTTGGGCAGTGCTCGGCCGGGACGCGACCCTGCCTGCGCCATTCCTGAATGACCCGATAGCTGGATACTTCGAGCACGCGCGCCATCTCGGTCAACGACTTGAATCGGCCGATGGCTTCGTCGAGCGCAGCGTTCTTGGGACGTTCAGTGAGAGGGTTCATGGATTGGATTCTATACTAGTAAAACTAGCAATACCAGACGATTCGCTAGAAAATCCTGCGATGACGCTAGAAAAGCTAGCGGATAGCATCCGGGCATGAACATCCATCGACGAATCAAGGAACGAAGAGAGTACTCTGCGTTGATACCACTGCT